CTTTTTATACTACAACTACACTTCCAGTAAGATAGAGACCCTAATGGGTGACATAAGTAGGGCAGTTGCAAATGAGACCAAATTTCGCAATGAAATCGCAGATTTGAATGCCAATTTGGAACAAATCAAAGGCAATTTTGAGCAAATGCAGAAGGCAAATTCCGAGTTGACTAAAAAGGCAAGGGATGCCGATAAGCAGATCAAAGACCTCGCTGACAAGTATGCAGGTCATGATATGGACAGACTTACTCTTGGGAAACCTGGACTTATTGAAAAGATTATTAACAAAGGCACAACAGGTGTTTTTAAAGATATTGAAAACCTAACTGACCCAGAACAATATGAAGAAGATAGCAACGATAATAGCAATCCTAACGATTAGTGGTTGTTCAATGCTTGGTGGATATCAACCACAGATATCTGAAGTACAAGTAAACAGGGCAACGATGAACATTCCTTTGTATCATCCACCCATGCCCACAGGTGTGAGTACACAACCAATCAAATGGAAAGTATTAACTCCTGATGTCATGAGAGAGTATTTAGATCTTGTTGATCAAGGTCTAGCACCAGAGTTAGCATACTATGCTCTTTCCCCAGATGACTACAAAAACTTATCTTATAATACTGCTGAAATGAAAGCATACATATTAAAGATAATCTCCATAGTTGAATACTATAGAGATCTAGAAAAAGATCTAGAAAACTAAAACCACCTTTACAACATTCCGATTATAGAGTACAATATCTGTATGACATTATGGTTAGAGAAAAAGTATTTGCGTCTGGTTACTCCCAGATTCAGCAATGCTAAATGGAAGACCGAAGATCTATTAAACCATAGTTGCCCATATTGTGGTGATAGTGAAAAGCATGAACACAAAGCAAGAGGATATCACTTCTTATACAAAGGCAGTTATGTATACAAATGCCACAACTGTGGTATGTCCACTTCATTCAAAGCATTCCTAAAAGAACAAGATTCTATACTCTATAAAGAATTTATCAAAGAGATATATGGTGGTAAGAAGAAACAAAAACTTCCACCCTCTCATGCTTTTAAACCCAAGTTCAAACCCAAGCATCCTTTGTCTAAAGTGTGCGAAAAGGCAGTCAATGTAGAAGAGGCAAAGGAGTATCTTGTCAATAGAAACATACCTGAAGAAGCATGGAAAGACATATGGTTCATTAGAAACGCACAAGAACTAAGTAGTATATGCGATAAGTATCGTGAGAGAATCTTAGGCAATGATGCGAGAATCATCTTGCCTTTCTACTCTCTTGATGGCACACTTATAGGTGTCACAGGTCGAGCCATTGGTGATAGCAATCTTCGTTATCTTACCATGAAGTTTGATGAGAACGAACCACTTATCTTCAATCTAAATAAGGTTGATGAAACCCAAACTATCTATGTCACTGAAGGACCAATAGATAGTTTATTCTTGCCCAACAGTATAGCAGTGGCAGGATCAGATTTTGGTAAACTAGATGAAGGACTTAAAGAACAAGCAATACTCATTTACGACAACGAACCAAGATCTATACAAATTCTAAATAAAATTTCCCAAGTCATTGAAGATGGATGGCGAGTGGTTATTTGGGATGACAAAAGAATAGGAGAACTCAAAGACATCAATGAAATGGTGAATGCTTTGGGTATAGATACAGTAATGGATACGATAGAAAATAATGTCTATCAAGGATTATCAGCAAAATTGAAACTAGGACAATATAAGAGGACATAATGGAAAACATTTCTATTGTAAAAAGAGACGGCACGAAAGAAGAACTCAATCTAGATAAGATTCATAAAATGGTATCAGCAGCATGTAATGGTATTACAGGTGTGTCTGAATCATTGGTTGAAATGAATAGTGGGTTACAATTCTTTGATGGTATAACATCTACAGATATACAAAACATATTGATCAAATCAGCATCCGATCTTATATCTTTAGAAAGTCCAAACTATCAGTATGTTGCTGCCAGATTACTTCTATTCCTTATACGCAAACAAGTCTTTAATACTAAATGGAAAGATCAAGACATCTATCCACCCATTAAAGACATGATTATCCGAAACAATAAGCAAGGTGTGTATGATGGCAATTTAATAACATACTACACTGATGAAGAATGGGATAAGATAGATTCTTTTATTAAACATGATAGAGATTTAGAATTTACATATGCTGGTTTGCGACAAGTGGTTGATAAGTATCTGGTACAAGATAGATCAACAAACATAGTTTTTGAAACACCACAGTTCATGTACATGTGCATCGCATGTGTACTCTTTCACAATTACCCGAAAGAAACCAGACTCAGTTATATAAAGAGGTATTACGATGCAATTTCAACATTTAAAATCAACATTCCGACACCGATTATGGCAGGTGTGCGAACTCCTCTTAGACAGTTTGCATCATGTGTTCTTGTTGATACTGACGATACTTTGGGTTCTATTTTTAGTTCTGATATGGCTGTGGGTCGTTATGTTGCTCAAAGGGCAGGAATTGGTATCAATGCTGGTAGGATCCGTGGGATCGGTTCGAAAATTCGAGGAGGAGAAGTTCAACATACAGGAGTTATTCCCTTCCTTAAAAAATTTGAAGCAACAGTTCGTTGCTGCACTCAAAATGGAGTACGAGGTGGTTCAGCAACAGTGCATTTCCCTATATGGCATGCTGAAATCGAAGATGTCCTCGTTCTCAAAAACAACAAAGGATCAGAAGACAACCGAGTCAGAAAACTCGACTACAGCATCCAACTCAGTAAACTCTTCTACGAAAGATTCTTAAGTGATGGTGAGATAACTCTATTCTCACCTCATGATGTTCCAGGATTGTACGATGCCTTTGGTACACCTGAGTTTGACGAGATGTATGAGAAGTATGAGAGAGCAACTTCAGTACCCAAAAAGAAAGTAAGTGCTAGAGAACTGATTACTGATTTGCTCAAAGAAAGAGCAGAAACAGGTCGTATCTATATTATGAATATCGATCACTCTAACAGTCATAGTTCTTTCTTAGATAAAGTCAATATGAGTAATCTATGTCAAGAGATCACTTTACCCACAGTTCCATTAGAACATATTGATGGAGAGGGTGAAATTGCTTTATGTATTCTCTCAGCAATTAATGTGGGTACACTTAAAGATGATCTTTCCGAATTACCTAATCTATGTGAATTGGCAGTACGAGGATTAGAAGAAGTTATAGATTACCAAAGATATCCTGTCGTTGCTGCTGAACGATCTACTAAGTCTAGAAGATCATTAGGAATAGGATACATTGGTCTTGCTCATTACTTAGCAAGACATAAAGTTAAGTATGATGATCCACAAGCATGGAAAATTGTTCACGATCTTACCGAATCATTCCAGTATCATTTACTTAAAGCATCTAATGAATTAGCAAAAGAAAAGGGTACATGCGAAGGATACGAAAGAACAAAATACAGTCAGGGATTACTTCCTATAGATCATTATAAGAAAGAAGTTGATGATCTTGTAGCACCCAAGTACAATTGTGATTGGAATGCTTTAAGAAAAGATATTAAAGAACACGGACTAAGACATTCTACACTTACAGCACAAATGCCTAGTGAGTCATCATCTGTAGTATCTAATGAGACAAATGGTATTGAACCACCAAGAGATTTCTTATCTGTTAAGAAGTCAAAGAAAGGACCATTGAAACAAATCGTTCCTGGATATAAAAAGTTAATGTCTTATTACACTTTGCTATGGGATATGCCTAACAATGATGGGTACATTAAAGTGGTGGCAGTAATGCAGAAGTTCTTTGATCAAGCAATTTCAGGTAATTGGTCATACAATCCTGAGAACTATGATAACAACGAAGTACCTATTTCTAGTATGGCAACTGACTTACTCAATACATATAAGTATGGATGGAAAACTTCATATTATCAAAACACTTATGATATGAAGACAGATGATAGTGTGGTTGAAGAAGTAGAGGTTATAAATACACCTGCTTCTGAAGACCCATTTGAACAGGAAGAATGTGATGCGTGCAATATCTAGAGTATTGAACAAAGAAGGAATAACACCTACTGCCGAAACCTTTAGACGCAATAGATTTGTAGTTCTTAGAAACTTTATTCCTCAGGGAATGATAGAATTCGCAAGGCACTGTTGGTTGAGAACTGAAAATTCCCAAGAATGGGGTAGTTCTAAGCAACAAGAACGATCAGTTGTAGATACACCTGATGGTGCTGGTAAACAAATAGAATATGTATCAGAGCATATGGCAAATGTTCCTTTTGGCGAAGCAATGTTGCTAATGTTGAAAGAACCTTTACAAGATGCATTAGAATTAGAACTAGTACCAACTTACAGTTTTGCTAGAACATACTTTAGAGATGCTAAATTATTTGGGCATACAGATAGACCAAGTTGTGAAGTGTCTATGACATTCCCCATAGAATATGAAACAGATGACAAGAAACCATGGTCAATATGGGTATTAGCAGATCAAAATTATGTGGGTGTTGATTACCAAGAAGCATGGGATACAGTACAAGGTAAAAACTTTGAAGAAAGATTTAAGATGGGTGCTGCGAGAGTCTATCTTGAACCTGGAGATGTATTAGCATATCAAGGATGTAATGCTATACACTGGAGAGATAAACTTGTCGGCAAATATTCTAGACATATTTTTACTCACTATGTTGATAAGAATGGTCCTCTATTTAATGGTTGCAATGAATTAGCATTTGATGGTAGACGAAGTATCTATGATGATCATGACCATTCTACGATAGCAGAACAAAGAAAAAACAAATATGGAGCAGAACTGAATAAAAGAGGTGAGGTTGCTATGCGTGCATGTGCAAACATAACAGATCCTCATACTAACGAAGCAATATTACATGACGATATTTAACAGAAAAAAAGTCAACTTCCTAAAAGAACCGATGTTCTTTGGCGAAGCACTTAATACTCAGAGGTTCGATGAATTCAAATATCCAATCTTTGATAAACTCACGCAAACACAATTAGGATACTTTTGGAGACCAGAAGAAGTATCATTACAAAAAGATAGAAATGATTATCAGCAACTGAATGATGCTCAAAAGCACATCTTCACTTCTAATCTTAAATACCAAACATTGTTAGACAGTGTACAAGGTAGAGGTCCAGCAATAGCATTGTTGCCTTACACTACACTGCCTGAATTAGAAGCATGTATTATTGCTTGGGACTTTATGGAAACTATACATTCTAGATCGTATACATATATGATAAAGAATCTATATCCTAATCCTAGTGATGTATTTGATACCATACTAGAAGAGGAAGCAATACTCAAACGAGCAAAAAGTGTAACAAAAGCATACGATGATTTTATAGACACAGCAAAAAGATTTGATATTGGACATAAGATAGATAAAGAAGAGTTGTACACCAAGTTATATCTAACACTCATAAGTATAAACATTTTAGAAGGAATTAGATTTTTTGTTTCTTTTGCCTGTACTTTTGGATTTGGGGAACTGCGACTCATGGAAGGATCAGCGAAGATTATATCATTGATCGCCAGAGATGAATCTCAACATCTGGCAGTATCACAGCATATCATTAAGAACTACATGAAGTCTGAGAATGACAAACTTATGTTAAAAGTTATTAAAGATCAACAAGATACTGTATACAAAATGTATGAGGAAGCAGTAGATCAGGAAAAAGAATGGGCAGAATTTTTGTTCCAAAAGGGAAGTATGATAGGACTGAGTGCTTCCCTTCTTGGATCATATGTAGAGTTTATTGCTAACAAGCGATTAAGAGCATTGGGTATGGATGCTATATACAACATACCACAAAACAACAATCCATTACCATGGACACAACATTGGTTATCTAGTAGAGGATTACAAAATGCTCCACAGGAAACTGAGATAGAGTCTTATGTAATGGGTGGTATTAAACAAGATGTAACAAATGAAACTTTTAAAGGATTTAAATTATGAGCAGAGAATATGACAAGGTAGTAAACATTCAAGAAGGACCAATGACTAGTGTGGCATTCCCTAATGGTATTGAAGATACAAAAGATGTTTTACGCAGAGAGATTATTACCACAAGAGTGGTTGATGGTTATCTAACTGAAGAAAAAGTTGTAAGAGACTATACTGCATTTGGTGACTACAATGATGTGACAACGATTAGAAGAATAGTAGAGGTCAAAAATGCCTAAGAAAAAACAAGCAGAAGTTGTGATCTATAGTAAAGACAACTGCCCTTATTGTGTAAGAGCAGAAGATGCTGCAAGATCACAAGGATTTACCATAGAAGTTAAGAAACTGGACGAGGACTTTACCAGAGAGCAACTCTTTGAAGAGTTTCCAGAAGCAAGAACATTCCCACAAATTATTTTCAAAGGTGAAAAGATAGGTGGTTATGATGCTTTAATCGGTCAAATCAATAAAACGCAAAGAACTTAATGGTATCATTAACAGACACATATTCGCGATATCTTATACATTGTGATGAATGTGATGCTGATTGTTCTATTGAACACAATCTTAGATTACCTTATCAATTACATTTTTGCCCATTCTGTGGCAGCCAACTAGATCTGGAGGACGGAGTCGACGAGAACGAAAGTTATTACGACGAGTAGATGAATATTGTTGGCATAGACTATGCCATGGGTTGTCCAGCAATCTGTGGTTATACAGGTGGTGAGTTTAATTTTGAAAACTGCACCTTCCATTATCTTATAGATAAAAAAAACCCACCATTCGCGAATAACATTATTGGGGATACAAAACCTGATTATGTCTCACAAGAGGAGCGATTCGATTGGATATCAACATGGGCACTATCTCAAGTGCTTTGTTATAATCCTGATCTAGTTGTGCTAGAGGACTACAGTTTCGGAAGTAAAGGACGAGTGTTTCACATTGCTGAAAACACTGGACTGCTAAAACACAAACTGTTTAAGACGAATATTCCCTTTATAGTAGTAGCACCTACAAAGATAAAGAAATTTGCTACTAACAAAGGGAATGCAAACAAAGATCTAATGTATGAAAAGTTTACAGAACTAGAAGGCATAGATCTCAAAAAACTATTAGATACAGAAGTAGAACATCCTATTTCTGATATCGTTGACTCATTTTACTTAGCAAAATATGGATATAGCGAACTTATTAGACAAAGCGAACTGTCTATGCGTGATGAAAACAATCTCGCCAAGTGACGAAGAAGTAGATACTCTCATATCAGAAGGAACTTCATCATTGACAGATTTCTATGATGCTTATGCAGGTAGAAGTGTGCCTGAGTTAAAATTCCAACCTGATGCTTATTATTCTACAAATTACTTTCTTACAGCATCAGATAACTTTCCCATTGAACCTCCTTTCATGGTGAAGGCAAACATCGATGCTTTTCCTATGCTTCATTCAAATGATGTATCTTCCTTTCTTAAGAAATACTTTAATCTAGATACCGATTTTGCTTGGTCTGAATATGGTTGGAGAAATCAAGTTCAATGGCATTCCGATTATCATCCTAATGGTATAGATGAATTCACTGATCCATTAATCTTACCATTAAGTTCAGATTGGACTTTTCAAGTTAAAAGCAAATCTGGCAAAATACATTCACTCAAAGTTGAGAAATACAAACCCTTTATATTCGATGGTTCTCTGCAGCATACAGTACCATTAGACAAACAAAATCCAGCCAAGTTCATATCCCTCAGATTCTTTGGTAATTTTAGATCAATCGTAGAACACTACAAAAATAATTTGTAAAAAGACTTTACGACACCCCTCGTTTTTTAGTATGATTATAATACTAGGAAAAAACATTAAAGGAGTGAATATGTCAAACTTAGCAAATGAAACAACCCTCGAAAGAATCTTCGACGAGGTCTCAGAAATGAACACTGGAAACATTCTAAGAGAATTAGATGGTGGTGTTAGCAGACCTGGATTGTGTGAATCTTTCGATATGAGAGTAGCAATGACTGATAGAAATAAAGTTATTGATCTACTCGTTAACAAAAGATTTGAAGAATTACCTGATGGTCCCTTTTAATAAAAAAGGGTTTACCACACTGGTACTTTTTTAGTATGATTAACTTGATGATTGATAAACTGATAACGGAAATTGCTAGTCTGCTATGGGATCGGGATCAATCAAGAATCAAAAGTGAGGTTTCTGGCGTCTTCGGACTAGGGCAAAATGCCACTGTTAACCTCACACCCTTTTTTAATTTATTATGTAGGAGTGAAAATGAAAGAAATTGAAATAACAAAATTAAACCAAGACTACTTTGATAAGACTATCAAAAAGTTGAGAGCGATTGATAGTGAGATCAATAAAACCAATAAGATGCTACAAATTGCCTTTGGCATTTACTTGTTTGCATCAGGTTTCTTACTAGCAGTCATTATGTTTGACTTAGGTATCATGGTCTTATGATTAAAGTTATCTACTTAGATATGGATGGAGTACTCGCTGACTTCAAATCTGGAGTCGAGAACATGCTTTCAGTAGTAATAGAAAATGACCATCAAGGTCATTTGGCATATGATGCTCAAAAAGAAAAACTGACTTCTCATAGATTATTCAGACATTTGGATGTTTATCCAGATATGTTTGAATTGGTGCAGTTCTGCAGATCACTTAAAGATAGTCATGGTATCCGAACTGAGATATTAACAGCAACAGGTTCTATCAATAGAGAGATCGTGGTTAAAGACAAAAGAGAATGGATTGACGAATGGGTTGATCCGAACATGATTGTTAACTGCGTAGAAAAGGGTGGATCTAAAAGAGGATTTGCTCAACCTGGATATCTGTTAGTTGATGACAGGAAATCAAACATCAAATCATTTACCGATGTCGGTGGGTTAGGAATCTTACATATCTCGGGAGATTCTAAATCCACCATTGATCAAATCAAGTCTATGCTTGATCCTGATTATGATCCTAATCAAAAGGAACTTTTTTGAATACACGTGAAAGGTCAGTTGCCAGAGAAACATCATGGATTGTTTTTTCTGGCACTGTTATTAATTATCCTTTGCAACTTTTGTGCTTATGGGTTATTATTGACCATTGGGACATAACAAGTGCTTTCTGGATAGGCACATACACTACATTAATGATGACTGTATTCGCATGGTTGCGAGTATATGCTGTGAGAGATTATCATGACCGAAAAGAGAAACGAAAACGAATGTCTTGATTGCGGATATAAATATACTAGTCCTTTGAATAATGACACATGTATAGAGTGTCAACAAACAGGGGATGAGGAAAGATATGCCGACAAAGAATATCAAGTTGCCTAGATACGCAGTTTTTGCTAAACCAAGAACATCATCAGTAGTTCTACAAGAACTGCTTAAATCAGTTTGGGAATCTAAGTATAGAAAACTAGATATAGATGAGATGATGTGGTGTAATGGCAGAGGTGTGTCATTATACAGAACAGGCATAGGCACATTCTTTGAAGATTGCCCTGAAGATTTCCCACCTTTTAAAATTGAAGCATGTAATGTGCTTTCCGAGCATATGCCTTTCCTAGAAACATTTGTTCACAATAACAATTACATACCAATCTTTATAGATAGAGATAAACTCGAGTTGTTAACAAGTTTTTACATATCCAGTCTCACATACTTCCATGATTATGGTATTAATAAGCAAAGAAACTTTGCCAC